TTAGTTGGTGAAGTAGTCGGACGGTTCACTTCTGAGCGCGTCTGCTATTTCGATTAGCTGCCCGGCTGTGAAGTTTCCGTCTACGAGGCGGCGGCGAAGGGTGGTCATAGAGATTCCAGTCGCCCGGGATACGCCCGCAACGTTGCTGATACGCTCAATGTCGGCCTGGACCCTCCGGGCTACTTGTTTGGTTGCTGTTGTCATGGCACTAAACGTAAATGTCCAATTGGGTAGAAGCCTAGTCAATTGGACATAACTGTGACATGAGTTGCATGGGTGTAATTACAACCCGTGTGGGCATGATGGTGTGCTAAGCGGGTAGAGTTGTGCCCATGAGTGAACGAGACTACGCATCTGCTGTAAGTGCTGAACTGCGCGCTATCGCCGCCCGCGAGCGCGTCACAGGAAAAGAGCTAGGGGAGCGCACCGGAATCCCTTACACGACACTGCGCCGTTATCTGGCCGGAGAACGGGACGTGCCCCTAGCGGCACTGATTGAAATGGCAGCCGCGCTAGATGTATCGCCCGGCTCAATCCTCAACACTGCAATGCGCCGCGCCGAGGAAGATGCACGGCCTACTAAGGCAGACTTCGCTTTCGCCGCCCACGAAGCACCGAACCAGGGCGCAAAGATGCGCGATGCGCTCGATGCTGAACAAGAGGCAGGCGATCCCGGCCCCGACGGCTACGATGGGGCATGAACGCAGAAGGAAAAACAATATGCCTAACCTGAATGCGGAACACCAGGACGGTGAGTACAGTGACAACCATGAACCCGGTAGCAACTGGCCTGAATCGCGGAATGCGCAAAGCACTCCAAATGTCCACGACGCCAGTGAACCAAATTCGCCTATCCCGCGTCCCGACAGCTCAAGAACAGATCACGCGAGCATGGGAGAGGACAGGCAGGACACTCCACGAAGCGATCTCCCAGTCACCCAACCAGAACTACCAGGACTCGCGTACCAAGAACAATCGCTGAGCCTCCACTCAGGCCCCCTGCCACACCCTGAAGTGCTAGCCGCCTACGATCGCGTGCGGCCTGGTACCGCTGACTGGATCGTAAACACTGCTGAACGAGCAGCAGAAACAGAAGCACACGCCGTGCGTGTCACTGCTGATTCTGAGGCGTTCGCCCTGAAGACGTTTGCGCTTACCGGCGTGATCCTTCCTATTGTCGTGATGCTCATCGGCTGCTTCCTGGCACTGCTTGGGGTCGAAAGCGGCTGGATTGTTGCCTCGCTAGGCGGCATCTCTCTGGTTCTGGAAGCGGTAGGCAAGATGATCCGTTCCGCCAGAAGCGGCAACAGCGGAGCAAATGACTAGCGCCGAATTAAAGAGCATCCGCGACCGGCTTGATTCTGAACAAGAGACACCTGAAAAGTTCTACGACGGAGACGAACCCGCGTAATGCAGAAAGGCAAAAGCAACCGAAAGTTGCCGAACATGAGCGGGCTAGGCCAAGCCCACACCGATGACCCGCCGCCTCGGTACACCCCACCACCGCGCCATGCATGCAGCATCGTGGAGTTCCCGGTCGAGATCAACGCTCAGCTCGAATCGTTCTCTAGGATCTGGGTCTACAAAGGACGCGTCGTCGATTTTGCCGTAATGTTGTTCTCAGTTGAGCATGGCGACCGTGTCCAGGTTGCCAGAATCGACACAAGTCATGGCGAAGTGCATCGTCATAGGCTTACAGTTGGGCAAGGTACCGTAGGAGAACGGGTCCACATAGCGACAATTCCGGTCGAAGGCGGCTGGGACTTTGTTGATCAGCAGTACAGTGCAGCGTCGGCCTACATAAGTACCCAGGCGGAACAGCTCTACCGGAGGTGGAAGCAATGACGACGATCGATCGTGCAGCCATCGCGAGAAGTATCGCCGCGCTCACAACGACAGAGGACGGGCGTACGTACCTTGCGCGAGCAGGCTACAAAAGTCGGATGCCTGTCATCGTCGCGGACTTCGACGATGCCGTCGGGATGACTTTGGATCGAATCCGCGCCAAAGGACTGGCGGGCCTTGTAGTTACGGCTAAAGACACAGGCGATCTGCTGGTGGGTGTTTTTGAGCAGATTCTGACGGGCGACTCGGTTAGCGATGAAGTCTCGCGCTATTCCTCAATTGGCCTGCTCCTGACAGCTGCGCAGCAGAGCCGCCAAGGACTCACTTTTAAGCTAACGAACGTGCAGGTGTCTGCTAGTGCTCCCGTGAAGATTCCCGAGTTTGCCTAGCCAGAGCTAACCCCCGCGAACTTTAAATGTCTCACCCTCCCGCAATAGTGGGAGGGTGAGTTTTTATAACCCTTGGGACCATTTGCATGCCGCGTTCCCTGCTGTGCGCGTGGAGTTCACGCGCCTTGACGGGCGGTGTGGCGAGACGAACGGCCGCGACTTGATTCGGCTCGATAAGCGTCTGCTTCAGGTGGAGCGGCGTTGCACTCTTGCTCATGAGCTCGTGCACCTTGAGGCGGGCGAGGGGCGGGCCTGTACGCCCTCCCGCGAGCGCGAAGTGAACCAGATAGCGGCGGCGCGGCTGATCTCGCTGGAGGCGCTCGTGAAGGCGTCCAGGTGGGCGCGTGACCCTCTCGAGCTTGCGGAGGAGCTGTGGGTCACTCGGTCGATGCTTGAGGCGCGTTGCGAGACGCTCACGGCGGCGGAACTGTTCGCCGTGGCCGGGGTCGGAAATGAATAGGTCGTTTTGGGGTCTGTTCCAAGAAGGGCAACAAGAAGGGCAACAACCCATCACTTCGATCCAAATAAAAAGAACCCCCACCGGGTGTTTGTCCTGGTGGGGGCCGCTTTTTTGTGGAGCCTCCTGCCGGAATCGAACCGGCGACCTATTCATTACGAGTGAAAATCCCTAGGGTTTTCTGAGCGTCCAAAAATCGCGCTGACCTGCGAGAATAGACCGCGGGGTGTCCCTGGCTTATTCTTGAGATGTGTAACAAGATGTGTAACATTTTTGGAGGCAAAAGTGTCAACCAGGCGAAGGCGGCAATACGGCACGGGCTCGATAACTCAACGCGCTGATGGGAGATGGGTGGGAAGGCTCGACGCCGGTTTCACCGCTGACGGCAACCGTCGCGTCAAAAGCGTCGTGCGGAAGACCGAGGCGGAGTGCAAACGCGCCCTGATCGACCTCGCCCGCAAGATTGATCGCGGCATGGACGTTTCGCAAAACTCGCGCGTGATGGTCAAGACATGGGCAGAACAGTGGCTCACCCTCCGGGAGGATCGGGTGCGGCCCTCATCATTCAACGCTGACCGTTCAGCGGTCACCAACTGGATTATTCCGACCATTGGCCGTAAGACCCTTGCGGGACTCACCCCGGCGGATGTGCGCCGCGTCCACAAGGCGATGCAGAATGCCGGTCGAGCCGATTCGAGCGTGACAAGGGCGCACGCGACGATGATGACGATGCTCAAGGATGCTTACCTCGAGGGCCACGAGGTTTCGCGGCGTGTGCTCGATGCTCCACCGCCGGGCATGGGTGAGTCGGAGCGCGTGGATATTCCGGTTGAGGACGCGGTGAAGTTGATTCACGCGGCGGCGGATTCACCCATGCGGTCTAGGTGGGTTGCGGCGCTGTTGCAGGGGATGCGGCAAGCGGAATGTTTGGGTCTCACATGGGATGCGGTCGATCTTGACGCGGGCACGATGGAGGTCTCGACTCAGTTGAAGGCGATTCCTTACCGGCATGGGTGTGGCGGTTCGTGTGGGCGGCGTTTTGGTGGGGATTGCCCGGATCGTGAGTTTCGCGTGCCTCGCGGGTATCGCATGACTCAGGTGCAAGACCGTTGGCACCTGGTGCCGCCTAAGACTCGCGCGGGCGTGCGTGTCATACCGATTACGCCGTGGATGCTCGCCGCGTTGCGAGAGCGTGAGCTGACCGCGCCGGATTCGATTCTCGTGTGGGCGAATGATGACGGCACGGTGAGGGATGAGAAGCAGGATGCGGCGGAGTGGAAAGAGCTCCAGGACGCGGCGGGCGTGAGGAAACCGAACGGGGACTACTACACGCTGCACGAGTGCCGGCACACGGCTGCAACGATTCTGTTAGTGCTTGGTGTGGATCCGCTCGTGGTGATTCGCATTTTGGGTCATTCGTCGATTCTTTCGACTCAGCGTTATCAGCATGTGGATATGGAGTTGATGAGGAAGGCGCTCGAGGGGGTTGCGGGTGCTTTGCGGCTGGATGCTTAAGCGGTTAGGGCTAGGTGGGGGTATTGTTGCGTCAACATGACCGGTACCGCTCCCCGTGAGGGGAGTCCAGGGCCGGTCCTTGCTTATTCGGTGCGGTGCATTATTCGCCGGTTGAGCCGTAGTTTTTGAGCATGAAAAAAGCCCCCACCCGGCCCGAGGGCTAGGTGGGGGCTGCTGGCGACGTTCCGGTAACCGGCCCGTCGTGTCGTCTATTCTATATCGGCGCGGTGCGTGTTCGTGCTTGGCCCCGCCGTGAAGTCGGCGTTCACGATGGACGTGAGCACCGACAGGAGCGTCGCGGTCGCGGCCACGCTCAGGAGGCCTGGCCAGTCCAGTTGCGTAATGCCAACGGCCTCCGTGCCGATGAGGGCGATGAGTGTTTGCGCCATTGTTTTGAGGGCGCGTTCGAGCGCGCCCATTGCCCACGCTTTAGTCGCAATCATTGTTTCTCTCCCGTGATAGTGATCGTCTGTAATCTCGCTTCAAGCTGCTCCCACGTATACGGGGGTGGCGGCTTGGACCCGTGCGCCTCCCACGCGGCGAATTCCGCGAGCCACCGGCGCATATCGGCGAGGATGCTGCGCACGCGCGAGTTCTCACCCCGTAGGCGTTCGTTATCCACGCGAAGAGACTCCACGTCTTTCTTCAGGTCAGTGACTTCTTCTCGAAGATCGTCACCGAGCTCCCGCCACGCGTCCGAGGCTGCTTTCAGGTTGTCTGTTTCGTTTGCTTTCTTCGTTCCCCGGCTAGTCGTGTACCACGTCAGGAGGCTGATGACGCCAAGAAAACCGCCGCCGCCGAGGAGTTGACCGAGTTCGCCAAGAGACACACTCTCACTCCCCCTTGGTTGGCGTGACCGGTATCTGGGCCACCGTCCATGCACTCGCCCAAAACGTCGCGTACGAGATCGCGGTGATGACAGACTCAGCGCGACCGGGCGGCCCGAACGGGATCATGCCCAGAACGGTGGACACAATAAACATGAGGGTGAGGAACAGTGACACGCCCTGCAACCCCACGAACCCCCATTTGCGGTGGGCTTTCGCGACTAGGCCGGTGAATAGCGACATCGACCCGCCGAGCGCCCACAACATCGCCACGACACTTTGTGTGATGAATGGTGCCCACGCGATGCCCGCCTGGCGCGAGTGTGAGGGGAACAGCGCCCACGAAAACCCGATGGCCATGTAGCCGATACCCACGAGGACGAGATACGCTCCCACGGGGTCCGCGCGAGTCCATGCACTTGTTCCTTTGAATAGTCGCATGGTTACCTCACTTCACGGGAAGCTCGAACGCTGCTCGCCAGGTCGCGGGGCCGATTTTTCCGTCCACCTTTAGACCCTTGTTCTTCTGGAACTGTCGAACGACCCGCTCAGTGTCGTTGCCGTAGCGGCCGTCGGCTCCGTCCTTGCCGATGTTCCACCCGCGCGCCTGCATCCTGGCCTGCCAGACCGCGAGGCCTTTGGAGCGCCACCTTCCGTTCACTTGGATCACGTCGCCGGGCACGCGGCTGTTCCTCGTACGGCCTGAGACGGACTGCCTAGGGCCACTCGGAGGGCCGTAGTAGTAACCAGCGGGAAGAGGGAACGCGGGGGCCTTCACGCACGCCGCGCCGTTCACGGGCTTCGCGACGGGCTTCGAGGTGCCCTTTGATGCCACTGCGACGGGCTTAGCAGACTGCCCACGCGCGAGACGATCCAGACGCGCGAGATCGTACGTGCCAGGGCAAGTCGTGGACGACCCCTTCACGTCGCGGTGCCGCACCAGAGGAATATCGCCGTACCGGCCGCGAATCTCACGAATCAGCGCGGCTACGGTCTCGTACGTCTCGTCCTGCTGTCGCGGGTCGCATTCGATACCGATCGAGTCCGAGTTGCCTCCACGCGCGTGCCACGCCGCCATCGACTCAGGTACGAGCCGATACACCTTCCGGCCCGACACGACATAATGCGCGCTAACCTTGGATCGGGGGTTGGTCAGCCACGACAGCACGCCATCGAGGGACGGCTTCCGCTTAGGGTCGTCCCAGTGGTGGATGACGATGCGGCGAATCTGCGACCGGCGTTGAGAGCGATTTGGGGATGTGCGGGATGTGTTGATGGCGAGTGCCATAGTGAAATCCTTTCAGGCATGAAAAAAGCCCCACGACGGGGGCCAGTAATCACTTCAGATATAAGGTGCCTCGCCGAACGCGAGACTCAACTATTAGGGAAGGAAAGCGGCGAAATATCCACCTGATAACTTCCCGGCGCTGCGGCAGACCACCACACTTCGATATAGCCAGTCGAAGTCATGCGCAAAATCTGACGCTGGCTTGCTGTTGTGGCCCCCTGCCTGAGAACGTCGCGGGTAGGTCGCAGCCACTCAGCAAACGATCCCGCGATCCGAGTCCATCCCGCGGGCCAACCAGCCGGGCGAGTAACATACCCCTGCGCCCACACAATACCGCCCTTCAGCCGCAACCCGGGGTCATTCCCCGTACTAATACCGGAGTGGGCATTGAAGCGAATCCACCCGCTATCGTTCGCGGTCTCCTCCAGGTTGTACCATTGCCACGACCCTGACTTATTCGTCTTGACCCAGATGCCATCCGCATCCACCGTAAGGTAGCGATCTGCGCCTCCCGCCTTCGTGTAAATGAACGCTTCGTTAGAATCTGCCTTAATCTGTGAAAGATAGTTATTGTCCCTGTCGAGGTAGGCAAGCTCAGCATCTTTCGGTCTCACCCGAACCCACCCAGACTCGTCTGCATTGCCCGAGTACGCCCGCATGTAGCCGTAACCCTCACTAACATTGATTGTGGCAGACCTAGTGTTGCCCGGTCGGAAGGCATCAAGCTCTATTCCGTTATAAGAAACGCGTATCGCGTTACGCCCAAAATTCCCTCCGCCATTCGTTTCAATCAAAGATTTCCAAGGGTCCAGTACGATGTTAGAAAACGCTCCCGTCGTAGACCTTCCACCGTCGACGACTAAGTTTCCGTGGACACTACCGATCCCGGGAAACTTCACGAATCTAGCTGCATTTGAGGGAACAACCCTAAGCCCCGGAAGCGCCACATCATCAACGAGTACTGAAGGGTTATACGCGTCATCCGCAAAAACCACCTGACCGGGGAGTGCGTCCGAAGTCTTGAACAGGCCTCCCGTGAACGTTCCACCCTCGAAAGTCTCACCAACGAAGGAGCCGCCCTCGATCATATTGGCCTTCACCGCACCAACAGCTAAGTTCTCAGCGGTTACCGCGCCAGCCGCAAGCTCCTGAGTCGTGATCTTGTTCGCCGCGAAAATATCGGCAAACATCTTGTTCGCGACAACTTCAGAAAGACTGCCGCGCGGTTCCAGTTTCGATAGGTCAATCCCGGAAATGATCGTGTCAGTGAGCGTGACCGCCTGCCATGCGGAGCCGTCCCATCTCCACTGGCCTATCACCTTGCCGTCTACGACACGGAACCATTGGTCACCTTCGCCAGTGCCCGCCGCGTCCGGTTCATTGATTGAATATGTCGTGAAGTTCCCGGCACCGCCATTGTCAACCACAATGTCGTCAATACGTGCGTTTGCTGCGTTTAGCTTCTGTTCCAGCTCAGACCGGGACTGCTCAAGGTCGTCGGCCAGTTTCGGAAGGGTAACCTCGTTCAGCTCCGCGATAGATTTGCGGGCCGCCTCAAGGTTTTCAGAGGTGGCTCGAACAGAATCCTCGCCGCCATCTGCTCGTCGCCACACCACGTCCCCGGCCTCGCCGAGGTCTTTGATGCCAGCGGCGTGCGTGGTTTTCTCCGACGTTTTGCCGTGAAGGTTCGTCACGATTTCCGCGAGCGCCTCACCCGGCGCGGCGTTCAGGTTAGTCCGTTTCGCCATTGTCCTCCGCCTCGTATGCTTGGTCGCCTTGGAACTCGAGGGTCACCATGCTGGTGTTCCAGGAGCCTTTCGCTGCGATAATCCGTTCAAAGCGAGTACCCGCCGGGACGGTCATCCACTCGTCTCCGGTGGTGACGCGGGCGAGGTCGCCGACGTGCCACCGGCCGATCTCCGCGCGCGGGTCAGCGCCGTCAATAGTCATCGACAGTTGTTTGAGCGGTGTCTTCCCGGCGGCGAGACGCGCCAGCGCGTGCTCCGTGAGTAGCGCGTAGTTCTCCGTATCCGAAGTGCTACCAACGACCTCAAGTAGCGGCATGTAGTTCGCGAGAGCGTTTTTGTCTTCCGCTTTCTGTACGAGAGTGCCCGCGCCCTCGCCCGCGCCCGTCCACCACACGCGGTTCGCGACATTCTCGCCGTCACTCGAAGGAGCAACGTCCGCGACCGGTGACAGGGTAGACGTGGAGTCCAGGTCCATCGTCCAGTCCTGCGCGATACCCGGCTGTGCTGCTGTTCCGTGGTAGAGGCCCCATTGGATGCCCGCGCCCCCGTATTCGGGGCGGAACATCACGTCCGGGCCGTTCCTGACTTCGGTGATTTCTTTGATGCGTTTGAACGCGCCGTTATTGGCGAGGTTCCAACCCTCATAGGTGCGTTGATTCAGTCGTGCCCCGGTTTCGCGTGGTGAACGCGCCACGATAGGCAACTGCCCACCCAAACGCCGCTCGGTAGCGACTTCCACAATGTCCTGGACGATGGTCCCGAGGCTCATGCCTTTACGCGCCATGATCGACCGTTGGATCGTCTTCGCCGAGAAGTCTTGTTCGGCGACCACGCGCTTCTCCAGGATCGCGCCGATACCCCTGCACGAGAACTTCGCGACACCATCGACGCCGCGAGTCTCTTCAGGAAGGTTCACGATCGGGCCAGCAACCCACGGGACGAGCGTCCCATCAGCGCGTTCCCACGAGACGAGGACACTCCCTCCGTAGGGTGCCCACCAGTGTGGTTCAATCTCGCGTAGCTGGGCCTTCGAGATCGTCACGTCGAACGACTCGATGCCGTTCAGCGGGATCGACCACGACCCCGCCGCCGCCAAGTCGAGTTCAGCGCCGATCTTGCCGGTCATTGTTTGGACGAAAAACGCGCGCCATGTCACCGCGATACTCCACGGTCGTACACGTTCACCTCAGTACCCGAACGGCCCGTCGAAGTCTTATACAAGCCACCCGACACATGCCCAGAGGTGATCTTCACGGTGTGCGCGCCTTCGCGGAGCGTCTCGGACCAGAATCCAGCTGCACTTGCCCACTGCGAACCAAACGACACCCACACGCGGTGGGGCTCGTTCGAGTCAATCTGTACATCGAAAAACATGACGCCCGGCGTTTTATCGTCCGACGCGCGAACCGTCCCCGTGAACGTCACCTCTACCGCCCTATCGGAAGGGAGGTAGAACCGCTGCGCGCCGCGCGTCACACTCGACCTCGACGAGGCGACGCCGCCCGGGTCCACCCAATGCGCGAGCCGCCCCAGCGACGCGCCTGCGGGGATCGCGAAGTTACGGTCCATCGACTGCGTGGCCGCCGACGTTGACGTCACACCAGCCGGGACAGTAAACAACCCGAGCGTGATGCCACCAGCGGGTGCCGCGCCATGCACGACAGTGATGTTCCCGTTCGTGTCCATCACGATGCGGTCTTGCCTCGAACCCGTAGACGGAGCCGGGGTCGTGTTGACCGTCTGCTCCTCCACCGGGTACTCGAGAGCCAGGCCGGACGCGGCTTTCAGCACGACTGCGCCCCGAGTGATCTTGTACGCCATGCTCGAGGTGCCAACGACCTGCACGCCGCCCGACGGGAGAATCCCCGACGTGTGATACCGCGCCCCAATAATTGTTTGCATGTCCACAGGTTCAGTGCCCTGGAAGACCGGCATCGTCTCCGGTGTAGGGACTTCGCCGATCTTGACCGGTGCCTTGCCGTGTGGGTAACCCATTGTTTCTCTCCTTAGATGTAAGTGTCGCGGTGCTGCACGGTCGCCCAGCCCGTGCCGCCGCGTAAAAGATCAAAAGACGGGTAGGCGATCTCGCCCGGCTCCACACCGGCCCAGCCTCGATCACTCAGTAGGTGCGACTGATCGACACCGGACACGGTCACAGACCCAGACATATCCACCACAACCGGGGCGTCCGAGAACACGGGCCAGGGGAATGCGACACGACTACCGCCCAGGGTGATCGCGAAACCCCCCGGCGCATCAGCCGTTACGACGAAACGAGGGAAGCTCGTCGCGTTACCGTCGTTCCAGATCGGCTCGGTAGTGTCCACAGCCGTGCCGAACGTGAGCACGCCACCACGGTGAAACAGCGGATACTCGAGGCCCACACCCGCACCGACAGGGCGAAGAATGGACTCGCGCCACTCGCCAAACAGAAACGGTGAGGCGGCCTTCAACGGGATCTGGAACCTGAGCGCCGTCGTCCCGATCTTCACGACCTGCGGCGCACCATCCAGGCGCACCGAGGTTGATAGCACCGCCGCCCCGTCGTCACACTCCAGCGCCCCGTATTGACCATCCCACGCCATCCCAGAGATAGCGCGCTCCTGGCGGTCCCGTTCATCCGAATCCGCGCAGGCCACGGTCCCGTGAAGAGTCATCGACCTGGATTCACGCCACCCCCGTGCAGGGAAGTCGCCGTGCTGGAGGCGAGCAACCGTCTCGGCTCTCACGCCCGCACCGCCATACCAACCGGCGACGTCCTCCACGATCCAGTCGGCGCGAGACTCACTGCCTTTGCCGCGCCCGTCGTTTAGCGTCCAGAAAGAGCCATCGGCCTGCGTGAGACGCGCCGTGCGCACATGAACCACAACAAACTCCTTCTACTAAGCGACCGACCCGGCGAGCTGCCGTAGCTGCAAAGCATCACCGAGACGCTGGCCGAACACGCCCGGGTCCTGCGACGTGGGCGCGGTGACGTTCACGGTTACGCCGCTGCTAGTCGCGTGATCCAGGGACCTCGCGACCGTCTCCCACTGCTTCGCGGTCAACACCGCTTCAGGCTTCTGCGTCTGATTGATCGACAGTTCGCCCGGCATATGCCAACCGCCACGGTCATGCAGGAATGGTTTGTACCCGCCAATAATCGACGCGGGAATGATGCCGCCCCGCGCGAAGCCCACGTGGACGTGGTTGTAGTGCATGCGTTTGGTGATGCCGCTCGTGTCTCCCATGCGTCCAGAGCGGTGCCACTGCCTCCGCCCAGCGGGCGAGAACAACAGCTCGGTGGGCTTTAGAGCGTGCATGACGTTGAAGAACGCCATCTCCGCCTTCGTGTTCACGCCGTTGGAGAAGTCCATAGCGCGACCGAGTGCGTGAAGTGACGTTACGCCAGAGCCCGCCGTACGGGCCCCTCGACGCCTGAACGACGTCATGGTGAGACCCATGCCTCGCGCGACCTTCTGCGCGTAACCCAGCGAACGCGACGCCCCAGGCGGCACACTCACGGGGGCCGCGTCAGGGTTGCTCGCGGGACTAAACGCCGCACTGACCTTAGATACGACACCGTCGAGAATCTTCCGACCAACACCGGCCGCGAGATCCGCGAAGAAGCCCGCGCCCGGAATCTTCTTCAGAAGACCACCGACGAGGCCCTTGAAAGCACCAACCGGGTCAGAAACGAAATCCCACGCGCCCTTTAGCAGCTTTTTGCCACCGTCGAGGACATCGCCCGCGAGTTGCCCCGCCTTGTCGAGGATGCCGCCGCCCGCGAACCCGACCGTGTCCGCGAACCCCTGGCCACGACGGCCAGCCGCGTTCACTGCAAGGAACGCCGCCTTATCCCGCGCGGTCCTGAGCGCCTCCGACACAAGCACGCCCTCACCGCGTCGCATAGGCACGAGCTGGTCATCACCGTCCCGCATACGCGAGAAGCCGGGGAGGATGCCGCCCCGCGCAAAACCGTGGAACTCCGGAAGTTTCGGCAAGCCTGGAATGTGCTTGCGAACATTCTCGAAGTTCGAGTAGATGCCCTCGTTGTAGACCTTGTTGATCACGAAGTTCACCGGCTCGATCGCGGCATTCTTGATGCCCTGCCAGGCCCTACCGACCGCGTCCTTCATATTGTTGAAGGCGTTTTTGATGTTGTCGGTGACGCCCTGAATCTTCGGCCACACATGACTCGAGAACCAATCCACGACCGGCGCGATAGCGCGATTTTTCACGAAATTCCAGGCCTTATTTATGGAATCTCGCATTACATTGAACCCGGTTTTCACCGAGCCAATGACTCCGCTCAGCAGTGGCCAGGCAACGTTCTTAAACCAATTTACGACCGGCGAAATAGCGTTGTCTTTCACGAATTGCCAGGCGGCCTTCAAGGCGTCCCGCATTGCATTGAAGCCAAGCTTGATTGCCTCAATCGTGGTCCGCAGCAGTGGCCAGGCTGTATTCTGGAACCACGAGACCACAGCCGAGATCGCGGAGCGGATGCCGCCCCAGGCTGGGACGATGACGTTGCGCCACAGCCAGTCGAATACTGGGGCCACAGTATTCTGGAAGAGCCAGACCCAGCCATCGATGTAGGTCATGATCGACGCGATAGCAAGGGCGATGGCCATCCGGATGCCCTCCCAGGCAGGGGCGATGACCGACTGCCAGAGCCATTGGGCCGCGCCCGCGACCGAGTCCCAGGCGGTCTGGAGGAACGGGACCGCCGAGTTCATGATCCAGCCGACAACTGCGCCGATAGCACCCTTGATGCCGTCCCACGCGGGGATAATCGCGTTCTCCCACAGCCATGTGGCCGCGTCGCCGATAGCCTTGAACGCGCCCTGGAGCGCGGGCCACGCGGTGCCCGTAATCCAATCCACGACCGCGCTAAAGATGGAGCGGCCGATCTCGGTCTGAGTGAAAAACCACGTGAGAGCACCAACGGCCGCCCCAATCGCGAGAGGAATCCAAGAAATCGACGCAATTAGGCCACCGATAGCGCCCGCGAGCGTCACCAAGCCAGCGATAATCATCGTCCCGCCGAAACCAGCGAAGAACGCGAGAATATCCTTCCAATGCGCCTTCACCCAGTCACCAAGCGGCACGAGAGCGTTATTCCACAGATCAACCATGGCGTCACGGAAGTCGAACAGGTACCCGAGAAGCTCCGAGTCCTCTTCGATACCGAAAAACGACCCCTTGAAATCACCCTCGAAGAGGATGCTCCAGATGTTCTCAGCCGCCCAGCCGAGCTCATCGAAAATCGGAATGCCCTTATCGAGAACCCAGTTACCGACCTTCGAGAACGCCGGGAGAAGCTTCGAGCCGATAGCCGCCGTGAAGTCCTCGAACCACGCCTTCGCGCGCTGGATCACATTCGAGGACGTCCCCAGCTCGCGATTGAAAGCGCCCTGCGCATCCGTCGACTGCTCATTGATGAGAGCGAGCGTAGCCGCCGCCTGTGCCTGCTGATCATAGGAGCCGCCAACCTTCTTGAAACCGAGTTCAGCCGCTTTAGCGTCAATCGCTGACTGCCTCAGCGAAATACCGTACTTTTCAATCGGGTCGCGCTCACCCTTCAATGCTGAAGAAATCGCCTCCACGGCCTCCGTTGCGGTCCCGCCGAACATTGCCGAAAAATCCGCGCCAAGACCAATAAGGTCATTCGTCTGTTCAGCGAAATCTTTCATGCCCGCGTTGCGCAGCTGCGTTCCGAGAATAGTCGCGAGCTCGTTATACGAGTTCTCGCTCATACCCAGCGCCTGGTCGGCGTCCTGGGCATACTTCAGCATCTTCGCCGAGTGTTGCTTGAAGACCGTCTCGACCGCGCCCGTCGACTGCTCCAAATCAGCGGCCGACATGAACGACGAGACCGCGAAGTCCTTCACCTGATCGGCTGCGAAGAGGCCGCCGGCGGCGAACGCGAGCTTCTTGAACCCAGACGAGAACCCGCTACCGGAATCCTCGCCAGCTTTCTTGAACCCCCGCTCGAGGTCGTCAGCGGCGTCCTTGCCGTCGCGTTTTACGCGAGCGAATGCCTTACCGAAGTCGCCTTTCATGGCGGCCTTGATGCGGTCGCCCATCGACGTGAATTTCCGCGCTGTCGAGTCCGTAGACTTCGCCGCATCGTCGACCGCGCGCTTCGCGTCCTTCAGCTCACCCTCGAGCTTGTCGACCGAGGACGCCGTCTCAAGGTTCACTCGCTCCTGGTTCTGGCGCGCTCGAATAAGCCGGTCCTCGGCCGCGAGGTCAGCGGAAGACGGCTTCACATTCTCGCGAGCCTCCGCGAGACGCTTCTCGGCCGCTGCTACCTGATCGGGGTCACCATCCTTGCGGGCGCGCTCCAGAGCCTTCTCGGCATCCTTCACGGCCTGCGCTTGCCGGATAGTCCTCTCGCGAACCTCCTGCACGCGGGCTTCAGCGACCTCAACCTGCCGTTGAGCGTTAGCGCGGTCCCGCGCGCCCTTCTCGACCGCCGCCGTATGACGACGTTCAGCCGACTCCAGATCCTTCGACAGTTTCTCCGTGTCGACCGGCTTTTCTTTCGCGAACGCCGATTTGAGGGCGCGGCCCATCGAAGTGCCGGTTGAGGCGGCGGCGCGGTCAGCGTTACTGAACGCCTTGCCGATGGACTTAGAAATCTCCGACGTTTCCGCCGTCAGCGTCACATAAGCTGTTGCGAGCTCTACGCCACGCGCCATGACCGGCACCTCTCATTCACTTTTCTCTACGAAATCGCCCGCGAGCCACGCATCCAGCTCCGCGAGCGGCATAGCCGTCGAGCCGATCGTTTTCGACTGCTTCGACGAATCTCCGGGGCGCTTCACCTTCAAGAAGTCGCGACGCGAAGCCTTCGTGTAATTCGGTTGCTTCGCCGCAATCGCCGAAACACCCTCCGCAATAAGCGCGACATACTGGAACACCGGGTCTTGCCAGAACCAAAACTCCGGGTCCATGGCGCGGCGCAGCGGCGCGTCGTAAGGGAGCGCCTCCAGCACCGCCGTAATGTCCGCCCACGCCTCTACGCGCTTACGCGGTGAAGGCGATTCAACCGAGCGCCATCGAAGCCCCGCCGCAATTAGCGAGGCCTCGAAGGCGCTCGGATATTCGTCGTGAAGACGGATTACTTCTTGGATTTTCCCGGCTTCACCTCCGACGCATTAGCCCACGCCTCAAACAGCTGCGTGGCTTCTTCACCCTGAAGGTCATCGAGCGCATCCAGCGTTTCCGCGTCAACGCCAGCCTCCTCGAGAAGGCCGAACATCGGGTTAGCGGAACCCGATTCCATTGCGCGCTGCGTACCAAGATCAAACGAACCCAGATCGGGGAGTTCAAAAACCGCATCACCGTAAATCTCGGGGAGCGTGAACTGCACCATCGGGAAACGCTTCTTCGAGACGCGCTTGAACTTCTTCGCCATAATGTGTCAACCCTTCTAGAAAATGGTGTGTCAGCCCTAAAGAAAAGCTCAAAAGAGAGCCAGGCCGAGGGGCCGGGCCGACACATGGAAAAACCCCTCGACCTGACAACCAGGAGGGGACGAGAATCAGGCGGCTGCGCCCTCATCGCCCGAAGGCTCGACGGTCGCGCCGGAGCCCTTCGCGACACCCATGCGCGAGCGCGCCTTCACGCCGTTCTCGTCGGGGAACGCCTCAATCGTGACCTCGTAGCGGATGATGTCGGAGTGCACGAACTGCACGTCACCAGAAAGCGAAATTTGGCCGTCTGGAACCTCTTCGCGAATCTTCGCGTCACCGTCGCGCATATCGAACGCGAACGCGCGGCGCGGCACCATCTCCGACTTGAGATCGACCACCACCTCGCCATCGGAGACATGCACGTTCGCCTCGCCGAAGAGAATCTTCAGCGTCTCCGCGTTACGCGATTCGAGGGACTGGAACGTGTACGAAACAGAATGCTCAGAGCGAAGAATGCGAACAATGTCGCCGCCCCATGCCTTGATCTTGTCGTCATTCGCGTCAATGGTGCGGGTAACGCCGTCCTCGCCGACGTAACCGCCCTTCACCCAATCTTTGGAGAACTCTTCAGCGAGGGTCTTCGGGAAAGCCGTCCCGACGGGCGCGTGCATGACGCCGCCGGTAGCCGTGACAGGTGCACCAATAAGAATGTCGTTGAGCGCCATGGCTCTAGTCCTTTCGACAGGTTGTGTCGGCCCGTGAAAGGAAAAGCCACCAACCAATTCGGTTAGTGGCCTAAATAAAAATCCGCTACTAGCTACCCAGTAACGACCTCAATCCCTCGAACTCTTATCGTGTGCGTCATCAGGTACGCGGGCACACGCATGTCAGGATCGGGGGAGTAGTAGGGGCGAGTGACCGTGTCGAGCCACAGCCCCTCGCTGGTATGGAATGAACGAATAATCTGGTCGATGCGCCGAATAGCTCGCGACGCTTCAACCGAATCAGGGTGAGACACTTCAACGCTTACGCGAGTGTCCTCGAAGGTGTGCTGCCATTCGCCGGGACCGCCCGCGTCACGGACGTGGACGTAAAGGCCCTTGAAGTCATCCGGTCGCGGATCGACCGAAATTGCCGCGTCCGTAAACTCCGAGTCCGAAGCGATCTCCGAAATTATGAGCTCGAGTGGATCGGGGAAGAGTAGCGCCTCGGCCATTACTTCCCCTTCTCGATATTCCGCAAGAGCGAGAGATTCTTCCGGTCGTGGTAGCGCGCGTGGCCCGTCGCCATTACCGAAACAGCCGCGCGAGGATCCTCGGCCCGCAGCTCGGTCACGATGTAGCCGGGCACCTCGCCGTTATTCGACGCCGCTGCTGCGATCTTCTCCGCGCGCGCCTTCAGATCGGCCTGGACTTTCTCCTCATGGCGCAAATCCTCGAACGCGCGCTTATTGAACTTCAGTTTGATTTTCTTACTCAATGAGAAACCCGCCTCACCGTTACTTCAGTGCGAAACATCGAGCCAGTGAAAAAGTTAGGGAGCGGCTCCCCAGCCTGCTCAACCTCGCACTCATGCCCGCGAACGGTCACTCGGTCGCGCGCACCAATAGTCATGCCTGGCGGAAAGAAAAGCCGGTAGTCGAAGCGAACGTTCGCGGTCGTACCGTCGCGCGGCTCGGACACATCGGGAATATCAACACCGACGCCGCTCACCGTTTCGGGTGGGGCATAGGACGCGACACTTTGCCCGTGAGCGTTGCGAGTCGCGCCCGCGAACCGCTGCACCGTCACCGTCTCACCAATAATCCCCAGCATCACGGCCCCCACGTCAGCTTGTACGGCGCGAGAAGCTCACGCTCGGTAGATAAGAGTCCGCCGCCACCACCGCCGCCGAAAGCGCCGGAACGAAACGAAACCGACTGCGTGCCCGCTCGCTGAGATGCAATAACGCCCGTAGGGTCAGCCTCCATGCGCGCAACAATCGCACGCGCCACATCAGCGAGCACGCCCGCATAATCGAACCCGTGCTCAAGCGTCACCCGGATCGAACGATACGAATCTGGCCACACGCCACCGATGCGCTTCAGCATTCCATCCTGCGACCATTCAAACTCACTCGCCGCGAGAACCTCGCCGTGAACCTGAACTTCAGACACATTGAGGACGCGCCGCGACGGCAAAAGGATCCGCCCCTCGCCGTTTCCGTCAAGAATGATCGACTCTTCAAGAACGGGGGCGACATGCCACCCGCAATAATCCCGAATCAGCTGCGCCGCAACCTCGCCGGGATCATCAACTTCAAACAACATGCCGCCCCCGCTAACTAGAGAGTTACTTACGAGAAACGCGCTTCGCCTTATTCGCAGGCGTGCGCTCCTTCTTGTCGACGGGTTCGAGCCCGAGGCGCTTCGCTTCCTCATCGGAAAGCTGCATCTCGAGATCGACCCCGCCGCGATTCACGAGGTAGGTCTGCATCACGCCGCAGCACCCGCCCCGCCAGCAAGCGAGACCTTCACGAACGCCGACGGCTGACGCACAGCGAGCGTGAGGCGCTCTTCAGCAAGAACCGTGAAGCGGTTGTGCGTGAAGTCCTCACCGTCGATGTTCGACGCCTCGACACGGATGCCGCCCTTGCGGTAGACCGTCGCAGCCTGCTTGCCGGCACCAACAAGCGCGGTACCTTCAGGGATTGCGGTCGTGACAATCGGAGTCTGACCCCAGACCGGAGGCTGGAGCGTCACGCCACCGTTACCGTACTGACCAAGGAACGGGCCACCAGCGAGGTACTGACCGTTACCGTCCTTCGCGAGGCGCAGCTTCTGGTAATCAAGCGGGTGCATGACCACACCATCAGCGGAAAGACCGGTAGCGAGCTGAACCTTCGTAAGGGCGCGGTAAAGCGCGTCAAGGTTGTCCTTCTCGCTCGCAGCCTTCTCGACCTGAACGCCAGAGCGGCCAAGGATGCCCGCAATGGAGCCGCCACCGGCACCGTTGAGAAGCTCTGCTTCTTCCATCATGACGAGCTGATAGAGGAGGCGGTTGTTGATCTCGGAGACGAGGAACGGCGTATCTTCCGCCATCTCGTCAGAAATCTTGATCCAGCCCGCGATCTTCTTCAGCGACTCAGTGACCGGAGTATAAGGCGGGAACGTGAGGCCCGGCTTCTTCGCATTCTCAGCGACATACTCGAACTTGCCGTGAGTCGAAGCGTCATAAGCCTGCTCAACGAAGTAGGTAATCGCGGTCGCGGTCAGCTGACCAGAACCAAGCCACGACGCAATCGTCGGGCGCTCAACATTGAGGCTAACAATGTTCTTGTCAATCTCAGGCTGAAGAACGCCCTCGCCGGTCGTGGCGACCGTGTGAGTGTCGCCCGCAGCCTTCACGCGCGGATACTCAGCCGCGTCACCGGCCACCTTGCGGCGGCCCTTGATATGCGCGAGCGTATCGCTAAGCGACTTCGTCGCGTAGTCACCGAACGAGCTACCGAAATCAATACCGGCGCTCTTCTGCTCGACCGACTCGGGCGCACCAAGCGACGCAAGAAGGTCCTTCGCGGTCTTAGCAGCCTTGATTCGATCATTCAGCTCGCGAACCTCAGCGGCCTTAGCCTGAACCTCGGCTGCCTCTTCCTTAGTGAAGTCGCGAGACTCCTCATCGGCCTTTGCCTGAATAGTGTTGACGGCGGCGAGAATCTCGTCGCGCTTTTCCATGAGTGTGGGCATGGGATAGTTCCCCTTCCTGAGGGAGTCGATGTTGATGGAAGTAATAAGGGACCGGATCTCCGGCCTCTTTTCCCCGACGCCCTCGGCGCTCGGGGTATCCGGCTCGTCGCCGGAGTCATGCGCCCCGCCATCCTTAGGCGAGGGAGTGTCGACCTTCTCTTCGCCACCCTCGACACCGTCGAGGTCAGCGAGAACCTCATCCACGAGACGATTCACCTCGCGAAGCTTTTCTTCATTCTTTGCGGAAATCGCGCGACCAGCCTTGAACTGACTGAGACGCGTCTTCACGTCAAGAAGTTCGGTTTCTTGATTCGCGCCCACCTGAACAACTGACACCTCGTGAAGTTTCAGGCGGCGAAGCTCGAGAAACTCGCCTTTTTCTTCGTCGTGTGCGAAGGCGTAATCCTCAATGTCGTACGCGAACGACATCTGGTTCACGCGACCAGCCTTGATGAGCCGGTACACCTGAGCGCCCTTCGCAGTGTCGAGATCGAGCTGAACCTTCACGAAAAGACCGTGGTCATCCTCGCGCGCCTCGACCGTTTCACCGATGCACATTTCCGGGTCACTCATCTGGTGCGACCAGTAGCAAGCAATCCCCGCGCCGTTCTCGCGATACGTGCTAAGCGACTCCTCGAAAGCGCCCTTCACGATCACATCACCGTAAGAATCCTTGTTGCCAAAAACAGCGGCGTACCCGGTGAACTGCCCCTCAGCGAAGCCGTCACCCGCCGCCTTGATCGGCACCGTCAAGTGCTTTGTGCGCGCCACATTCTCGGTGGTCATGCATCCTCCTTCGGGGGTCTACCGTCCCCGCCATCCTGCGGTGACGCCTGCCCACCCTCAATCACATTGAGAGGGGTAATAAGCTCATTACCGCCATCAACCGGCGGCATATCCTGCAAGGCTCGCGCCTCGTTGCGAGTCATCCACGGCGAACCGACTGAAGTCGAAAGCACGGAAGCCTGCTCCTCGAACGAGCCGCGAAGCATCGACTCAACGTTCAACTTCACGAACTGCGAAGGCGGAGCGCCGAGCTTCGGGAGAACGAACGCCGTCAAACGATCCTCAATCGACCGAATATCCGGCCCGAGCGACGTGCGATACAGCGCGCGATTGAACTCGCGCATATTCGAATAGTTCGCAGCATCCAGCACTCCGACCATCGTCGGATTGATCTGGTACACCTGCGCCACGGTCTCAAGCGAGAGCTTCACCGACTCGGCCCACTGCTCATCCGCTGAAGAGAAAGAGACGCGCTTCAAGTCCATGCCATCCTCAAGGATCGGCATACCGCCCGCGCGCTCCCCGTGGTCACCGGTGAATGCGTGAAGCATTTCCGTGAACCTGCGCCGGTCAGTGTTATTCCATGACGGAGCATCCTTCGGGCGCGTCACATACGAACCGACACGACCGTTTCGCCGCCACAACTGCAACCGATGCTTCCGGCTCGAATACTGCTCCTCAAGCACCATACGAAGCGTCTCAACGGGCGACTGCGCCGTAAGCGACGCCATCGGTGTCCACCCGCGAAACTCCACCACTTGCGCTTCAGGTAAATCTAGATAAGCTTCCGAGCCAGCCGGTTGAATCCGGTACATGCGCGGCCCAAAGTGTGCCTCAGCGCGCGGCGTCACCCACGACGGCGGGAACGGGTGGATCTCCTTGCCGCTATCGCCGTCCAGAATCACCCAGTATGCACGGTCGTAAAGACTCTTCGTTGCCGCAAGGTCGTACAGAAGCTCATACCCGGTCATGTACCCGTTGGGCCGCTTCAAAACCCGCGCAATATCACCATTACGCACCCTCGAGCGCGCTGCGCCGTCCGCCTCGAACAGCTGCATACCGAGCTGAGCAATATTCCGCGCTCGAAAATCAATCACCGTACGAAGATGCGGCTGAGTCGCCCACAGCTCTTCAACCGTCATGCTTTGCGGATCAGACGAACGCCGCGTGTCATGCTGAAAATACGTGACCTCGCGGCCCATAAAGTCCGTCGTGAACGACGTTGGATACCACAAGGCTTGAGCGGCGGCGGCCATCCGGCCGAAAATCTCACCAAAAAAGCTCACGCCCACCACCGCCAATCCTCTTCACTCTCAGCGCCATCGCGCTCATTACTGTTTTCGCTATCGGCGACACTCTCGTACCACTCGCCGTAATCGTCCCCGTACGCCGTAACACGCTGCTCTTCCGCGTCAAGATTCATGAGGCCCCACCGCGCGAGCATCACAGCCGCAAGCGGCGAAGCATCAACCGGCGACTCGCCACGATCTAAAAGCGTGACCTCGCCCGCGCGTCGACGAACCGTGTCACGCATGGCCAGCAAGAGAGCATCTTGCGGCCTGAAACGAACCGTGCCTTCCGCGAGCGCGTCATCCAGCTGCGAGAGGGCGTTCGTGAGCTCGCTACCCTCGCAACGCTGCACATTGATGCCATCCTGCCGAAGCCACGTGATGAGGCTCGATGCCGGTGCGCCGCGACCTTGAATCACGACCGGGCCGGGTGTCGCGAGATTCTTCAAAAAGTCCCGAATCCAATGAGTGCCCGCGCGCTTAGCAATCACCTCAAGGTGAACACGCTCGTCATCACGCCAACCCGCGACACCAACCCAACCAGTCTTACGATCCGCTGAAACATCGACCGCATAAACGAGCTCGCTATCGTCGGTGATGCTCGACGCCTTATCCGTGCAAGCCTCAACCTGCTCAGGCGGGAACGTCGGTTCAGCCGAAACAGTCACGAACTGGCACATCACTTCAGTGCGGAACTTATGTTCCGGAATGCCGTCCTCATCGTTCGTGCCAACTTTCGCCGCCTTCGCCAAAAGCGCCTCCGACGTCACGAGAATCCGGCCATTCGCCTCACGATTCATCGCAGGATTCGCCTGCGCGAGCGCCTCTACGTCATCAATCGGGGCACCATCTGGCGCTGACCACTCGAAAATACCGAGCGACGTATCTCCGCCCCAGCCCTCGGCTGAACCGTGCTTGTCGATCCACTCGCGAAGCGAATCAGCGGCCGCAATCGCCTTCGACCGCATGCCCTTCAGCACGACCGACTTTGCCTCGCCCGCGTTCGACACGCCCCAAACCTGAGACGAGAAAATCGAGTTCGTTGTATTCTCAGCCGCTGTCCACGCATCCCAATCGCGCTGCTGACGAAGCTCATCAAAAAACAGGTCAGTGACAGACTCGGAGCGGCCCGCGTCATCGTTCGCCGCCTGCGTCAACCACTTCGAACCATTCGTGAGGCGCACGAACTTATTGCCGTTCGTGTTCGACCGCTGAGCAATCAACGGGCGCGTGTACTCGTTGCGGCGAAGCTCCTGAATCGCCTTCTCGAGGATCTCTTCGGCGGGCTGCAATTTATGCGCAAGACCCAGGATGACAGGGCCCTCGCCCTCTTGCTGCCCCGGCCCCTCCCACATCAACATGCGCCACAACGCACGCGCCGTAAGCGTGTAAGTCTTACCGTTCTGTCGCGCCATAAGCACGAGAACGTTCGAGAAACGCAACTTCGGGAAAACATCCGCCGTGGTGCTATCTGGCGCGAGCTCGAGCGACCGAACAAACAGCTCTTCCTGATGCGGCATCAGCGTCTTTCCAAACGCCGACTCCCACATGCCATTCGCTTCAAAGCCGAGCGACGTCTCAGGAGTGAGCGGACGCAGCTCTGGCGTGAAAATTCGAGGCATCCGAGAACCGAGGATCACCATTACCCCCGTCCCATCAGGCGGTCACTTCGCCGCCTTCTTCACCGCCACCTTCTCAGCACGCGCACGCCGCTTTTTCAACTCATCGAATGGGTTAGCGGCCTCAGGGGCATTAGACGTCAACGCCTTACGCTCCTGAGGCGCACCACCGAGCGCACGCAACGTGTTCAACATGTGCGGCCCTAGATACAGCACCTTGTTCAAGTCGGTCGATTCAATCTCGCCCTCATCGAACGCTCGCAAAGCCTCATCAATCCGCCCCGCATACGTGCGAGCCAGCTCAACCGAGGCAAGGTCAGAATCTTCAAGCCAATCCATCGCCCTCACGGATGCATCCACAGCTGCAACTAGCCCATGGGGCTTTTTCTGAGCCATAGACACCTCCTAAAACAATTGAAAAGACAAATAGAAACGCATGATGGGGTGACCGGCACTCGGGGGGAGAGAACAGGTGCGGCCCGGGATCTGACCCTTCTGACCGGCGCTCGTGATTGAAACGCCCCCTACCCCTTGAGCCATTGCCGCGATAGCGTTCCGAGATCGGCGCTCACCATTTTGTTGCCGCGTGCACGGTTGCATTTCACGTGTGATGGCCTGAGGTTCGCGGGATCGTAGGTGAGGTGCGGATGTGTGGAGCGCGGGTGATAGTGATCGACCTCGAACGCTTCAGGGATTGGCTTCTCGCCTTGCTTCCATCGGAGTGTGTAGTCGATTGGCTGCTGGCATATCCAGCAGGGCCGGTCGTCGAAAGCGCAGGCTTCACGGAAATTCTCTTTGAGCTTCTTCCACGCGCGTGAGGTGAGGGCGCTGTCGCGAGTAGCCATCTGCCCTCCTCGCGCATGAAAAAAGCCACCTCGTTGGGTGGCTCTCAGGTGCACGGCACCTATCTAAACAAAACCTATCATGCAGAGAGTCAATCACGCTACCCCCTTCCGTTGAGTTCCGCATACTCCCTGAGCGCCTCAACGCTCACCGCTCCACGCCTCCCGCCGCTTCCCGGTAATACCCCGTCAAGCTTCCCGGCTTGCACGGCTCTCGTTATCGTGGACTGCGATACGCCGATGGCGCGAGCCGCGTCGCTAATGCTGAGCGTGGCCCCGCTCGCGAGATGATCGGCGGGGGTGGACTCATGCCCGGCTCGACACTTCACGTAGGGCTGTTCGGTCTGGTAGGCCCATTGCTTCTCACCGCACGAACACGCCCCGGCGGGTATGCGTTTCACGCTGGCCCCGGCCATGGCTTCACCTTTCGCGGCGCTCGCATTGAGTTCGTCCACCATGTCCAGCGCCCATTCTTGCGCGGCGGCAAACGTGGCGTGGCGGCGAAGGTAGATCTCCACCTCATCGTCAATAAACTCGCGAGTTTCCTCTTCAATGAGCCGCGCCCAGCCCGCGAGCTGCTGCGTAATCAGATTGATCTGATCGAGCTTGCCAACATCGAGCGGGGCGGGCGGTGCCGCGTTTTGCGCTCGCGGGCCGCCTTGCCGTGTGCCAGGGAGGTAGGTTTCTCGGAGGTAGTCGCGGGCGGTATCGGCGCGGTTGATGGCGCGGATGATGTTTTGCGGGTCGATCACGCTTCCGCCCCATCTCCGTCTTCGGGTTCGATCATTTCGCATAGTCGGTCGAACGTGTAGCGAAGGCCGTCATGGTAGCCGCGCCTATATTCGTCTTTGGCGTGCTCTTTGAGGCGGCCAATCTCCTTGCCGAAAACGCGAGCAAGGCCCGCGAGGGCGCACTCTGAGTCGGTGGCCTCGACCGTGCGAATTGCGGTGGCTTTGATGGTGATGCCTTTTCGGATTGGCGGGACGGCGCAAATTGATGTGACGTCGCAATACGTGTCGAAGTGCTCGACATCGAAACTGATTCCGTCGTCGTCGATTTGGGAGACGATGGTCTGGTTGGTAGCGGGCTCGGTGTAGATAATGACGGGGTATGCGCGCATGGCGTTCTCCTTTTGGGCATAAGAAAAGCCCCGACCGTTTAGGTCGGGGCTTCATTTCGTGTGGGTTTAGGTGTTTGCTTACGGGTGGGGGTGAAACGCGTTGCGGGTGACAATGGTGCTGTTGAGGTCGTCGATTGCTATGTTGCCGTCCTCGTCGAAGCAGAGCGTTTCGATGTAGATACCGTCTCGCTGTCGCGTGGATGTAAAGGTGGCGCGTTCTGGCACGGTCATGGGGTCTACCCCGTAGGCGCGGAGCATTGTGATGAACGGGGTTTCTTTCATTCGTCCTCTCCTTAGATGGTGCGTGTAGTCGTGTGCGGCCTGTATGACGTTCGGGCGTGGCCAGTAGGCTTGTTCGGGTGTTGCGTGCCCTACTGGCCCGAAGATTTTCTCGAGTATTTCTTCGAGCGGCGGGTGGGTTGTTTCGTCGGTCATCCCTGCTCCTCGTATGGGTTGTCGGGAATCTGCACTGTGCCTTGCTTTGCCATTTCGTTAGCGCATTCTTCCCACGCTTCTGCCTTTACCTGGTTGAGCCAGCGGTCGAACTCGTCTCCGTAGCGCTCCTGCTCCGACGCGAGGGGGCGGCCCATCATGTAGCTGTCGAAGTTGCGGGTGCGGGCCAGCACGAAGTCTGCGCGGACCTTGCGCTCGCCCGGCACATACTCACTGTCGGTCATCGGGGACCTCCTTCACGTTGGTCACGTCGCTGTCGGTCAGAACGCCGCTCTCGTTTACGAGGCTTGAGCCGAGAAGCCCGACCGTCATACCGAGCCGCCAGATCATGCCGATGCTCCGGTTTGGATCGATGAGCGTTGGGGACTCGCCGGAGTAGTCGACCTTCCCCTTGATGAGCGCGGCGATCTGGCCGATGTTCTCTTCGGTGATTGTGGCGACGGTGACGGTTCGGACGGTCGTCACCTCGTAGGTCTTGAACGGGCTGTCAGTCATCTCGCTTCTCCTCGTCTCGTCGGGTGGTACGGGCCGCGGGCAGGGCGCGACGCATACCGGCGCGGTAGCGGTCGGCGAGGACCAGATCGACCCGTGCGAGCTTCGTCCAGTCGGCCAGGCCGCTCGGGTCGTTGTAGAACCCTGCGCAGGCGGCTTCGACCTCGGCGTCGGTCGGCTCCTGCGCGACAAGGTGAGCGTGCGCCACGGTGGCGATCCTTGCCGCGATAGGGTCGACCGCGCGTCGGCAGTCCTCGCACTCGTCGTATTCCCCAGGCTCGTGGACGCCCTCGAAAGTCCAGCCCTCCTCGTTCAGGATGCGCCCGATGCGCTCGGCCAGTGTGTCGGTGGTGGTCATTCCCGCCCCTTGCAGATGTTGGACAACTCAACTACAGCACTGGACACTTCGCGGAGTAGTGCTTCCTCTAACTTTTGTAGGCTCGTCTCTAGGCGTTCGACGTGCCTATAAAGCGCGCCGTGCTCGCTAGTTTCGTTCATGATGTCGTTCTTTCTCTTACTTCACGGGTTCGTTGTGGGCGGGGCCGTCTGCATAAATTGTTATTTCAAACGGGAACGTGTGGATGGTTGCCGCGTATTTTGTTGGGCACCCCTGGATTAGTCGCCAGTTCAACAACGGGGCCTGGCTAACGTCCCAGTCCGCGAAAACATTGAGGAAAACCGAGCCGTCTTCTATTGCTGGAAGGTTGAAGTGTTCGCTGATTTTTGCAGTGATTTCGTTGCGGTAGTCGCTGAAGTTTTCCATGGTTGCGTCTTTCGATTTTGGTGCGGGGATGTATGTCATTCCTGCTCCTCCGGTTTCCAGTTGGGATCGTCTGATACTCGGCGGACGACGGTCATGAAACAAGCGGTGTCGTCCCAGTCGATGTCGAGTAGGTAGGTGCCGTCGCGGCTAGTGTCGATGCCGCAGAAGTCCTGCTCGGGCGTGTGGTCGATTACGGGGCACCCCGGGTGTTCGGTTACCCAGCCGTACATGCTGTGCCAGTCGTGGATCTTGCCGTGGATCATCACGCCCTCCCACTCGTCGTAAGCGGGTGAATCGGGGTCGTCGGGGTCGTACCCGTCGTGATCGGCTGAGCATTTGATCCAGCCTTCGCACGCGTCTGGGTTGCTGCATGTGACGGTGATGAGCGATTGGTCGAGGACGTCTTGGCGGGTGACGCGTCTCAATTGTGCGAGGCGGCGTAGGACCGTGCGGTCGCGGGTCACATGAGCGTAATGTTTTTCGATCATTCCTGCTCCTTGAGTAAGTTCGTGATTTTTTCGGCGAGGTCTAGCGCGCGCCACGCGGGTAGGGTTAGTTCAAGTTCGATACTTGTTGTCTCGGTGGTGTCGCACGTGTCGCATAGTTCGCGGTCGGTGTCGGTGCCGCATTTCAGGCAAGCGGTCATTCTTGTGGCTCGCTTTCGGGGATTTCGGGGATGTCGAGCGGGGACCACCACTTGTAGGTTGGGTCGAAGTATTTGTCGTGCGGGGTGCCTACGTGCGGGCGGCCTTCGGTGTTGTTGCTCCACCAAAGAACAGCGCCATCGCCTTCGCGCCATTCGTCGATATGGCGGGCGTACTTCGGGACAGCGATCAGCACAGCGGGGATATCTTCGTAGTCAAAGAAGACCTTGTGCGTCCAGAACCATATTTCCGAGACGGCAGCGATGGTGGTCGCATGAAGTATGGAGCTTCCTGGGTTGCCGTTTTCGATTTGACGTTTGAGTTCTGTCGCTTTGGTGAGGGTGGCGGCTCTTACAGTGCTGAAGAGTAGTCGCGCGTCACTTCCCCAATCGGTGTGGGTGAGTTCGAGGCCGCGTCTGGTGCTTTTCATTTTTGTTCTCCTTGGGGTGGTTATTTTGTGAGGTCGAGGTCGTGTTTGAAGTCGCGCATAATGTCGTGGCCGTTGGTGAGACCGCGCGCGGCCATTGCCTCGACCGTGACGTTTCGTTTCAGATTCGCGCTATCGCCTAGGAACTGACGGAAGCGCTTTCGCGCATAGGCGCGTACGGTGAGGATCGCGAGGGCGGTCATTTTGTGAGGTCCAGGCCGTTTTTGAAGTCTTCGGGGTTTCCGGCGACTCGGCGGTTTATTTCCGCGAGGACTTCTCCGAACTTCTCGTGGTACTGCGTGTGGGTGTTTACGGTGGGTCGTTCACAGTTGGTTTCTCCATCACGTGCGAGCTCGATGAGAACATCGCGCTCATGCATTGCTTCATACGCGACCCCGCGCCAACACGCAGCGTGTGCCTTCATGGCCACGAATGCTTGCCACGAAGCTGCTTGCGCTCGGTGCCACATCATCGCAGTGCACGTCATGATCGCGGTTGAGACCCACGGGATGGATTGGTTCGGTATCGCGATGGCGAACGCGATGAAGAGCACGATCATGGTTCCGTAGATCACGTGCCAGTGGCGTTTCATGCTTCGTTCCTTTCGGTGTATCGGTCGTCTTCGGCGGCTTGTGCGTGCCAGTCATCTTTGAGGTCTTGGAGTTCGGCGCGTTCGCGCTCGCGGGCGAGGTGCGCGTGGTAGGCGTAGCGGTCGACGTGATGGGTCATTTTGGGGCCTTTCGGTTGAAGCGTGGATCTCTGTCGCCGCGGTGCCAGCAGTCGTTGGCGTCTTGCCACCATTTGCGTTTCGCGGGTTCTGTTTCGGGGTTGAGGCATTGACCGTCGCAGCGGTGGGCGTCCCATGTTGTGACGCCGATGAAGGTTCGGTGGCAGACCGCGCAGTGGACGTATGGTTGCCTGTTCGGAAGCGGGCTATCGCATTCTGGGCAGTGGCTCCAGTCCATATGCCTCTCCTTTGGGTTAGCGTCTCGCCGTAGACGGGTTTTTATTGGTGGTGTGGGTGTTGGTTGCCACTGCGTGTTTTCTGTGGCTTCAGCGGGCCGCCTAGCACTCCTTCGAGTTTTCGGCGATTGCTAGGGGACGGCGTGATAGCGCGGCGGGCTGCCCCCACTTCCCGGTCAGCTTCGATTCGCGCGACTTCCGGGTCTTCACCACGACCGAGGGCGCGAACGAGGGCGCGCCGCCATTCGAGGAACACCGAGCCGGTCGCGTCATCCGGCGGGTCGATAGACGCGACTTCAACCCGGTCGAGGTTTCGCCGCATGATCCGTTTCGCCTCCTGGTAAATATCGCCGGGGCGAAGCGTGACCATTTGCGGGTCGCGGGCTATCGCGAGAAGCGCCCGGTCGCACGTGGCGTAGTCGAGGCCTTCGAGGACTTTCCCCCACACGGCCACGCGCTCATCCGTCCCATTCGTTGATAGCGGCGGGACGCGGGGGTCTATCGCGGCGGCAACGGCAATAAGTCGCGCGACTTCAGCGGGCTTCATGCGTCATCCCCGTAAAACCGTTCGATAGCAGCGGCCTGTTCAGCGAGAGTGGGGCGGCGGTTCGCGTGCTCCCTCATCGCTTTGAGTCGCAACTGGTCGAACTTTTCGCGGAACTTCGGCATCGAGAGAATGTTCGCCCGCCAAAACTCATCGCGCTGCGACCACTGGATCAGCCATTCGATCTGGTCGACGCTGTGGCCGTCGCGGTCGATCATGAGCCGCGCCGCGTCTCGCCATCGTTTTGTAACGGTGGGGCGCTTCGCGCCGTTCGCTTCCACGAGGTCAGCGAGAAGAGTGCAAAGGTGTTCGACTTCAGGTCGCGAAGGCGCATCAGCGACTTCCGACGAGAGACTAATATCTGTCTCTGTCTCTGTCTCTGTCTCTGCTTTTCGTTGGGTTTCGTTTCGGTTTCGTTTCGTAAACCCATTCGGTTTTTTCTCGGTTTTTCTCGGACGGCCACCTTTAGCCCCGTTTTGCGCGTTGACCTGGCGTCTTGCCTCAATGTCCGCGCGGGACTCTTGCATCTCCTCGTAACCGTTCAACCGGTAGGTATTCGTGGCCTCATCGAAGATGAGTGAAGGAGGGTTCCCGTTCGCTTGCAACTCGGAAACCGAATCGGTTTCCCATTTGGTTTTCACGACTCGCGCCGGGAGAACGCCATCGAGCTCGTACTTTCGGGCGTAGATAATCATCTCGACGTGCGTGCGCCACGCGCTGTCCGAGAGCGCCGCAATCTTCGGGTGATCCGGGTAGTCGAGGCTCAGGCGGGCGAAGAGTCTGCCCTTGAGTTTCGCCACGGCTTACACCTCCTCTAAGTCGATGTGGATAATGTGGATGCCCTTTTGTCCGTGGGCTTCGCCGAGGCGAAAGTCGGGGCCAATCAGGTGCCGGGCGTCATCGTCGGGAATTATTCCGGCGTCGACGATGCCGTCGATGAGGGCTTTCACCGTAGGGTTAGCGTTTGCAGGATCAGCGCGGCCTGCGGTTTTGTAGCCGATGGTCGCGGTCGCGTGGACGGGGGTTTGGAGGGGCGTGCGGCGCTGCGCCTCGAAGCGGGCGCGCTGTCGTAGCGCCTTCGTGGCGCGCGCTTTCGTTGCCCAGTGGTAACGCCCGTTTGCGGTGAGCCACTGTGATGGGGGGATCGTGAAGGTGAGTCGCATGGGGGGCTTTCGTTGTATATGAAAGGCCCGCCCCCTTAGTGGGGACGGGCCTTGTGTTTGTGTTGGCGAAAGAGGGCACTATGTGGCAATACTGGAGCGAGCTTCGAGCTGCCTAGCGCGCTTTCTTCGCGCCCACTCTTGATGGCATTCGCGGCAGCGTTTGTCGCCATTAGTGAATTCGAGTACCACATGGCCGCGAATGCACGTCTTTGTCGTTGCTTTCGGTTTGTTGAGATGCAGCCCACCGCCGCCACGAGCATTGTCGAGATTGCTCATTAGGCGAAGGTGATCAGGGTTGATACATTGGCGGTTACGGCAGATATGGTCGATCGTCATACCTTCCGGGATTTGTCCATTGAAGTGGACCCATGATGCGCGATGTGCGGTTACGACTTGTCGGCAGCCCTTGTCTTGCCACCCAATCTGCGCATACCCATGTGACGCCACTGAATAAGTGCTGATGTGACAACCGTTCTCGGCGATAAAAAAGCGAGTAGCCGCTCTTGCAGCTACTCGCTTAGGGATAACAATTTGATTTTTTGGAAGTTTTGCGCCTCTCAAAACGGACTCTGCTCCTGCTGCGACGCGCCCCAGGGGTCATTGGCCGGGGGCTGCGGTTGATAGGTCTGCTGCGCCTGGTAGCCGCCCTGCTGCTGACCGCCACCGAAGCCGCCGCGCTGCACGCGGTTAGGTTTAGCCGTGGCGTACCGCAGCGAAGGACCGATCTCGTCAACCTGGAGTTCGATCGAGGTGCGCTGGTTACCCTCTTTGTCTGTGTATGACCGCTGTTGAAGGCGGCCCTGCACGATCACGCGAGCGCCTTTCGTGAGAGATTCGACGGCGTTCGTGGCGAGGTCACGCCACGCGCTACACCGCATGAACAGCGCCTCCCCGTCCTTCCACTCGTTCGCCTGTTTATCGAACGTGCGCGGCGTGGATGCGACGGTGAACGAGGCGACAGGCACGCCGGAGTTCGTGAACCAAAGTTCAGGCGGGGCCGTCAGGTTGCCAATGATCGTGATAATCGTTTCTCCGGCCATTAGATGGCCTCCTTCGTGAAGCGCGTATCGGCCCATTCCTGTAGGATCATGAACATGTCGTTGGGGGAGTCGGCGTTGAACGCGTGCTCGATCTGGTCATATGCGAGCGACGAACCGTCGTGCCAGCAAGGGCCATTCGTCCACTCGCAGTGCTCGTGTGACGGGTCGGGGGCAAAGCCGTACAGCTGGGTCTTCGAGTGAACCTCGATGCCGCCGTAGTAGCCGCCCGAGAACCCGTAGGAGCCCGGCGCGGCCGGGGTGCGCCACCCCTCGATGGCTCCCTGCTCGGTGATGAGGACGAACGACTCGCGCTCCCGGATCTTGTTGCCGTTCTTGCTGTAGCCGTGGCTGGTCTTGTGCCACCGGATCGGGTAGGTGGTCATGCTGGCTCCTTCGTGGGTGTGGTGGTGGCCTCCAGGGTGCGGATCACGAGGTTGCCGCTGATGGTGATGATGGTGTCTCCGGCCATTACATGCGTTCCAATCGGTCGATGATCTTCGCTACCTCGTCGCGGGTGAGCTGCTTGCTAGATTCGATGGGGTGCCCGATGGTTTCCTCGATAAACGCGCGGTGTTGGGTTTCGTCGATGCGTGAGCGGATTCCCGCCCACATGCGCTTCACTTGCGCGTCGCTCGGTACGGCGGGGTCGGTCTCTTCGGGTTGATCGAAGTCGCTCGCAGACGCTTTCACACGCTGTGTTGACACGGAAGTATCGCCATGTAGCTCAAGCTCTTCGGCGCTATAAGCGAGGCCCAAGAGCGCGTCAGGAGCAATGCGTCGAGCCACATCGCCAGCAGCGCGCGCATAGAGCATGGCATGCGGGTCTTTTTGATAGTTCTTGTTTGAGGTATAGCCGGCAGATTTGGCACGGTCGATAGTCCACGTGATCTGCTCAACCCGGTCGGACCCACGTCGACGGCCCGCAACCGTCACAGACTCTGGCGTATCTTCTACCGTCCAGATCTGATGACCCTTCGACAAAACGATCGCGACCATGGCCCTCGAGTAAAGAGCCGGTTTCCCTCCAATTGAGTAAATCTGTTGTAGCGAGGTAAGTGGATCCATTCCGAGAGTCGATCCATACATAATCGCCGCCGCCGCCTCTTCAGGCTTCCCTCGAAAATGTTGCGGGACAAACGAGGTGCCGCACAACCCGTTAGCGAGCTGTCCGGCCGAGGTCATTTCTTGGGCGGCCGAAACGATTGTGGATGGAGTTGTGAGTGCAACGGCTTGAGGTTCATGCTGCGTAACGTCGGACATAAGTGTTCCTTTCTATTTCGCCCACGCGGGGGCGCTGATGGTGTGGATTTCGTTCGGGTCGTAGGCGGGCGGCCACTGATCGTTTTCAACACAGCGTGCGTAGAGGTCGAGGGCGTCACGCACCTGCCTGAACCCGAAGTCGAGTAGTTCGTCATCCGGTTGCAGAATCGACACGTCGAACGGTCCGGCCGTGTTCACTACAACCCAGATCGGTGCCCGGTAGGGTTCTCCGAGCTCGTCGAGGATTCGCATGTACCAGGCCATTTGCAGGTGGTAGCCGTAGTCCCACGCGGTCTTTTGAAACCGTTCCGGCGTGACCGGTTTCGACGAGGTTTTGAAGTCGATCAAATAGCCGTCGAGGAGATAATCGGCGCGGCCCCTCATGAGTACCCCGGTCGCGGGGTCGGTGGCCCACATCGACATTTCCGGCTCCCCACCGGCGAGGATTTTCGCGGCGGTCTTGTTCGAGCGCACCGCGTCACGAACGCGCTCAGCGCGTGCATAGTCTGCTTCAAGAATCGGCGTTGCCCCGGCTTCACGGGCTTCATTCCGCGCGGCCTGAGCGGCCTTCGTGCGCCACGAGTCGAACTGGAGCACCTCGAAGTCTCCGACACCGAGGACGAGGGCGTGCACGACACTGCCGAGGTCGTAAGCGTCCTTATGGACGGGGTTCTCCCGCTGCCACCTGTAGTGGGACGGCCCGTCATAGAGCAGCGTGCGCGCCCCGGTCGATGAGAGTGAGCGCGGGTCAGCGTGATATTCGGTTTCGGGGATGCCCGCGTGAATACCGTTATCGGGAAGCACGAGCCACCAGCCTTTCCGCACTAGCGAGACGGCCCTTGAACACCGCGAGCGAGTCCCGGTCCTGAGCCTCTTCCTGGAAGACTTGCGCGCCGTCAATCCAGGCTTCACACCTGAAGATCGAAACGCGCGGAACCTTCACGGCCTTATCCGCGTCTGCGAGTTCCGCGACGGCTTTTTCGTTGAGGAGGATCATTCGATTACCCCTTTCTGTTTCGCGGTGGCTTCCGCAATCTCCACGCGGCGTTCCCACGCGTTCGCCAGACGGTGGAGGGCGAGAGCGGTCACGTACTCGGTCCCCTTGGCCTGGATTGCGGACATGCATCCGCCTTTGCGTGCGTCGTCGACCATGTCGATGATTTCGTCGAGGATCGCTTCCTCAGCGAGCCGGTAAGCCTTGGTCATCACGCGGCCTTCACGATCTCGATAGGCGCACCCGCGCGTGCGACTTCGTCGAGGTTGAACTCGAGTGCGAGCCGCCCAGTTTTCTTCGCGGGGTGGTAGGTGGTTTTCGCAGGAGCGAAACCGAGCTCGCGAAGAATAGCGGTGACGGCCACGCGACCCGCTCTAGCTGAGAAGGCGTATGCGGCTGGGTCGTCGGGTGACGAGGCGTGTACTTGCATGCGGTTGGTGTCGCGGTCGTAGGCAAGGTAGACGGCGGCGGGGTTGCCGAGGGCTCTTTTCGCGGCTTGGTTGAGGAAGAGGTACGTAGCGCTTTGTGCCGCGTTGGTTGAGATGGTGACTTGCGGGGTCGCGGTCGCGGTGGTGCGTTTCGGTTTGGGGAGTTTTACGAATGCCATTTCGGGGTGTCCTTTCGGGGGTTTTTCTTGGGTTTTTGGTCGAGGCGGTCGAGAACGAGCTTCGCGGGGTCGCGGTAGTAGCCGCGTTCGAGGTAGTTGTCTGCTTCGCGGGCGCGGCGAGCACGGGCCACCTCTGGGGTTTCACCCTGGAGGGCCTGCGCCCACAGGCGCGCGATTTCTTCGTCAAAGTCGTCGTTCAAGTTGGCTCATTTCTTCGCGCCACTGTTCGTAGTGTTCGACGCCGATAGCGACGGCGAACCGAACAGCGAACAGCAGAGCTGTGAGGATGGCGACGCGCGCGAAATATGTCGCGGTAAGGGAGATGAACAGCAGCATTAGCGCCTCACCCTCTTCTTGGCCGCGAAGGTTGCGCGGATGAGCTCGTGGCCGTAGGAGCGGTAGTGGGTGGCGCGGTGGGTGTTGGTTTTCATTCGTCTTCTTCTTTCTCGCACCACGTGACGAGGTCGGTGTGCATGATCGTGATTCGCCTGGCGCGCATGGCGGCTTTGAGGATGTTGCCTTCAGTTCGGCGGGTGGCCTTGCGCAGGTAGCTGGTGCTGAATGGCACGACTTGCGCTGCTTGTTCGAGGTCGTAGGCGATGCGGCTCACGCGAGCCTCCATTCGTGTGACCGGCGACCAGATGGTGTGCGCGCGTAGGTGGGGATGCCGTCGCTGTCGCGGTTGTAGGTGACGATGTGTTCGCGTTCGAGTTCGGCGCGGGCGGTGCGTAGCCGTTGCCCGCTATAGACGTGGGCTTTCGCGTTCACGAACGCTTCAATCTCGTGGTCGGAGGCGACACCGAGTTCTTTGAGGGCTTCTTCGACTGCGACGTGAGCGTTGGAGTAGAGAGCGGTGGTCGCGGCCTCGTGGGAAGTTTGCGGGTCGGTGTTTCGGGCGTATTTGGTGGTCATTCGTCTTCTCCGTATTGGATGTATTCGGCGATGTCGATGAGTGCGCCGGAGTGTTGGATGAAGGGGATGAGGGCGGCGATGATGTCCCAGCGGCGTTGTGCGTCGCGGTTGTCGAATCGGACTAGTTCGGGCCGCGCGTGAGGCAACGGTTTTGGTGGTTGAGGCACTGGCATGGTGGCTCCTTTTGGGCATGAAAAAAGCCCGCCGAGGGGCGGGCGATAATTGCTGATATGAGCGATTTAATGACGACTGTCGGGGCGTTCGCCGGATGCGCCTCTCTAGTGATCCTGTTGGGCCAAGAGGTGCGGGTAAGGCGCGAACGTAAGTCACCAAAGATCCAGGTGATGAGGAGCGGTTCTCGTCTTCCTGATACGGGTACTCGCGAGCTTCTCGGGTTTGTCGACCGCATTACGATCAGGAATGCTGGAACGATTGACCCTGTCAATGTAACGGTGATAGTCCCGGGGGAGCGCGACGGGATTGCGTCGATCGCTCGGCTTACACATGAAGAGCAGCAGTTAACCCTTAAAGGCGTGGACGAGGCGGGATGGGTGACTATCGTTTACGACGATCCGAACCGCAAGGGCAAGAAAGTCTGGACGTGGCTCCCCATCGATGCCTCATCTCAACTGGCGGAGGATCAACTTCAATATCTTTCACTTCCGTGGCATCGACGCCAGTTAGAGCACATAAGGCGTAGAAGCTTCGTTGGACCTGGCGGGTTAACCTCCAAGTCGATAGGAAGTTCGCCGCGCCAGCTGCAACGATTAGCGCAAACAACCAAAGAGAAGGCCGAGCGTATACAGCGGTAGCGGCCGCGACACTGTACAGGGAGTTGGCGGCGATAATGAATCGGTGCGACTTGCAGATTAGTTCAGGTCTCACGCCGCGCTCCTTCCTGTGAGTGCTTGGTCGGCGGCGCTCATTGCTATGACGCGGCGCACGGCTTGTTCGCCGGTCGGGTCGATGTGGGCGGTGGTTTTCGCGTTGAGACCGTTCCACCAGTCGAGGTAGTGAACGGCGTGGGTGCGTAGTTGACGCTTGGAGAATCGCAGCCCTTCGCTGGTCGCGATCTCCCTCACGTAGCGCATGGCGTCGCTTAGCGACATAAGAAGCTCCTAAGGGGAGTGCTGTGGGAAGCCACAGGCTTTAATGAACAAAGACGTTTATTGAAGGTCACGGGAGTGGGAGGAAAACCAATGTTGGAAGCTGAACTTAGGGTCAGAGACTTCAAGATGCATGTTGAGGGTGAAGGGCCCGTGAGGTCGGCGGTGTCACTCTTTGAGGGCTTCGACGAGGCGTTCAGCGTAAGTGGCCGGGTCAAGACTCGGGTTCTTTATCGTCTCGGTGACCGTCGACGGGTTGCATACAACCTTTTCGTCACATCCGAGGACCTGTCCCTGACTGTCACTGGTGAGGGTGCCGACACCGTCGAGGGTTTCCAGAACGTGACGGAGAGCTTCGTTGAGCGTTTCCGTGTGACTGGGGTCGCCTTGGTGCCTGATTTCGAGGACATTAGTTTGGGGATTGAAGTTGATCGAGAGCACGACTGACTCCTTTCCTGGGGTTTAGGCGACGATGGTCAGGCTGGGTGTGGGGTTCATGCCTGCCCACACGGTTTCCATGAGTTCACGGTCCTTTTCGGTGTAGGCGAGAACGTCACGCACTTGACCATTAGGCAGGTTCATTGGCCGCTTCTCAGGCGCAATCCCGTACATGTCGATGTAGGCGGCCTTGAGACGCTTGCCGAAGGTGGGGGCCTTCGACCGCAATTGCTTCGCTGAGAGTCCTTTTTCTTTGAGGAAGTCCTGGGTGTAGAGGGGGCGGCGGGACTCGTCTAGTACAGCGTGTTCGCCCATGCCGCGGGCGAGGATGATGCGGGCTTTCGCTTCCAGGTGGTCGGGGTGGATGAGGCCTTTGGCGGCTTGGCAGAGTTCCATTTGTGCTTGGGTTTGGAACATGAGGGCGCGCATTTGGTGTTCGGTGGCGTTGGGGTTGATTGCGCCGCCGTTGTGGAAGTAGTTGTCGAGGGCGTCGGCTGCTTCGCGTTGGAATGTTTCGACGAGGTTGCGGGCGCGGTCTGATTTGAGGCGTGTGGTGTCGATGGTGGCGAGCCACATGGTGAACGTGCGACGGTCGATGGTGACCATTTCGTAGGTTTTCCCGTCTGCACCAGTCATGTCCATCATGGACATGGTTGCCCACGGGGTACGCCCGAGACGCTTGTATTGGGCCTCGAACTGGATGCCCATCGCGTCGCACGCCGGGCGAAGAGCAACACGGACCGTGTCACCATCCTTCGCGGCGCTGATCGTGGTGCCGTGGAACGGGATAGCTTGAAGCTGCATGATGAAACCTTTCAAAAGAGGGTGCCGTAGAAAGCCACGGACTTGGAAGGGGGGGGGTGGTTAGTTGGTGAAGTAGTCGGCGGGGTTCGACCTGAGCACTTTCGCGATTGCTGAGAGTTGCGAGGCGGTGAAGTTTCCGTCTACTAGTCGGCGGTGGAGCGTAGTTTCGGATATTCCGGTGGCACGCGAGACAGCCGACACGGTGCTGATACGGTTGATGTCTGCTCGCACGTTGGCGGCGACCGTTGCGGTTGTTGCTGTCATGTGAAAGACATTAGTGTCCCATTTGGAGCATTAGCAACCGTTCGTGAGTATTTGGTGACTTGAATTACATCGATGTAGTTATTGCTCAGTCTGGCGCAATGGTGTGCTATGTGGGACGATAACGCCATGCTCACCACTGACCTCATTCCGCCTATCGCAGCAGAATTGCGCACTCAGGCAGCCCTTGACCGCGTCCAGCACAAGACTCTCGCCGAGCTTTCCGGCATTCCGTATTCGACGCTTCGCCGTTACCTTTCTGGCGACCGCGACATTCCCGTAACTTCCCTTATTGCCATCTGCGAAGCGCTCAACGTTGATCCCGGCCTAATCCTTCAACGCGCCACGCGCCGAGCTGAAGAGGACGCGCGCCCCACCAAAACAGACTTCGCCCTCGCCGCGCACGAGGCACCGAACCAAGGCGCGACGATGCGCGACGCTCTCGATACTCACCAAGAATCACCAGAGCCCTTCTACGACGGAGACGAACCAGCATGAGCCGCGTCAAGAAATTCATCGCCGCCTACTTCGCCGACATGAAAGGCGGGTGGGCGTGCGGCCCGACGGCAATGTTCATCGTGGGCGCGATTTTCTGCCTCGCGATTTTCTCGCTCGAGCCAATCACGATCACAGTCTGCCTGCTTATCGCGGCGCTATTTTTCTGGCTTGCGCGACGCACGGCCCTATGGCTCAAAAGTGACGAGGCGAAAAACGGCGACGCTGAGGACGCCGAGCCCGCCGTGAAGCGCACGGGGTTGATCTCGGTATCCTTTAGCGACTCCTACAGCACTTACACCTACCGCTGGCCGTTCTCGACATACCCGACGCCGGGAGATTGGATTCTTGTTCCGGGGCCTCGCGGTGGTCGCAAACGCGCGCAAGTGATGGAGGTGGGTGTGGATTGCCCGCGCGGATTCCGTAAGTCACAGCTGAAAGAGGCGCAAGGCTGGGCGAAGACTCAACGCTAGCTCCCGCGAGCTTTAAATGTCTCACCCTCCCGCGACTGTGGGAGGGTGAGTTTTTATAACCCTTGGGATCATTTGCGCGCCGCGTTCCCTGCCGTGCGCGTGGAGTTCACGCGCCTTGAGGGGCGGTGTGGTGAGACGAACGGCCGCGATTTGATTCGGTTGGATGCGCGTCTGCTTCAGGTGGAGCGGCGCTGCACGCTCGCGCATGAGCTCGTGCATCTTGAGGCGGGAGAGGGGCGGGCCTGTGCGCCCTCCCGCGAGCGCGAAGTGAACCGGATAGCGGCGGCGCGCCTCGTGCCGTTTGAGGCGCTCGTGAAGGCGTCCAGGTGGGCGCGTAGCCCGGTGGAGCTTGCGGAAGAGCTGTGGGTCACTCGGTCGATGCTTGAGGCGCGTTGCGAGACGCTTACGGCGTCGGAACTGTTCGCGGTGGCGGGTGCCCGGAAATGA